CAGCAGCCAAGAAAAGCATTGACGCCGCCAAGGCGGTGTACAAACAGTACAACAACGGTCTCATAGACTTTATTGTCCAGTGCGGGTTTATCACCAAAGAAGAAGGCGCTCGCCTGAAGAAGACGCCATTCGTTCCGTTCTACCGTATTGAGAACAACGAGGTCAAACTGTTTACCGACAAGGAAAGCAGTATTCGTATTGGTAACATCAAAGAGAACCCAGACTTGCAACGCATGTTGGGTGACGAAAAGACTATCCTCCCGATCTTGACCAGCGCTGTACAGAACACATTCATGTTGTCCCGTGCCGGTTTGAGAAACAACGCTACTCACAAGACATCGGATGCGCTGTATAAGGCGGGGTTTGCATCCAAGATCGGCAAGGGCAGCGGCCCCGCTGGCACAGATGTTGTGCGTTACAAAGTTGATGGCGAAGATTACTTTGCTGTCATTGACTCCGACACGTTTGGTATCCCAGCGCATTTGATTGTCAAAGGTATGGAAGGTATCAAGACTACCATCCCAGAGATCGTACGCATGATGGGGGTGCCTGCTGACTGGGTGCGTAAGTTTGTAACTCGTAGCCCTGCCTACGCTATTCGCCAATTGATTCGTGACCCAGTCAATGCGGCTATTGTTGGTGGCGTAGATGGCGTCCCTGTGGTTAATGCTCTGCGTCAGTTAGCTAAGATGCGTTCTGGTCGCAGCCCTGCCGAAGAAGCGTTGATGCGTGGTTTGGCTATTAGTAGCAACATTTACACTGGCGACGAGAAAGACATGCAGAAGTTCTTGCAGGACATCGGCACAGGCCGCGGCAAGTGGGACAAGATGCTGGGCATGCTGGACACCGTAGCGCTACAGTCTGATGCGGCTACACGCGCAACTATCTACGAAGATTCGTTGAAGAAAGGCTTTACAGAAGCGCAAGCGCAGTTCCGTGCGTTTGAGTCTCAGAACTTTAGCCGCCGTGGATTGTCGCCAAGCATGCAAATGCTCAGCACCATGGTTCCGTTCTTTAACGCGCAGATTCAGGGCTTGGATGTCTTGTATCGTTCATTTAAAGGCACAACACCTTTTGCTGAGCGTTTGGAGATTCAGCGCAAGATCAAAGCGCGTGGCCTAATGTTGATGGCCGGAACCATGGCTTACGCTTTGATGATGGAAGACAACGAAGATTACCGCAAACTACCGCCTGAAGTTAAGTATGGCAATTGGTTTGTGTACATTCCAAACGTCAAAGAACCACTAAAGATTCCAATTCCGTACGAGGTGGGTATCTTGTTCAAGGCGTTGCCAGAAGCTATTTTGGATGTGGCGCGGCGAGACACTAAGGCCAAGGAAGCAATCAAAGGTCTGGGCATGCTATTGTGGCAGTCCACTCCCGGCGTTGTGCCTGTGGCCGGCAAACCGCTTATCGAAGCGTCCATTGGCGCTACGGCATACGGACCGATCGAGTCGGCAAGAGAGAAAGATTTGCCTGCCGCTATGCGCTATCGTGAAGAGACGACTGAAGTGGCCAAAGCTTTGGGTTCGTTTACCGGAGCCGTGGGCGTGTCGCCCCTGCTGATTGAGCATTTTGTGCGTAGCTATACCAGCAACTTGGGGCTGTCAGCCCTGCACATGCTAGACCCAGTACTGCGCTCATCAACGGAAGGCGAGAAAGCGTCTTCTTCTGCCAGCAAGTTGCCGTTCATTGGCGGTCTGTTCCAGTCAACCGAAGGCCGCTTCATCATCGACCGCGCTTACGAGCGCATGGAAGAAGTCGTCAGAGCGCAAAAAGGCTATGAGGATTTGGAGAGACGCGGTAAGAAAGCCGAAGCCAGAGCATGGGCGCAGGAGTATGCGTCGCTGTTGGCCCAAGCCGATATGGCTGGAGGCTTCAAGAAGTCTATGGGGGAGATGTTCACCGATGAGCGTACGGTGCGAGCTGACTCAAGGCTCTCAACAGAGCAAAAAGACAAGCTGATCGCACGCATCAAGGCGGCGCAGAATCGTGAGGCCGAAGCTTTCTATCAGGCAACCGAAAGAAGAAGACCCCAGTAAAGCCTTCGTAGACGCCCGTCTTAGCACGGGCGTCTAGTACGCGGCAAAGGACTGCCTTGCGCAGCCCTAGTTCACGGACAGAGTCCGTGTCGAGGCAAGGGATGAAGAATCCCTGCCCCTTTTCAACTTTCTCCCACGGGAAGTGGATTGATGATACTTTCATCTATTTCGTCCATCTTACGCCTGACGCGCATTGCAGGAACCCGCATCGCGGGGCCTTTGGTCTTGGCTGTCATGTTCTTCCTAAGATACTCGATCTGGAACGTATCCTCAAGCTGGCGCTTGAATGAAGCGTAACCGAAACTCATGGAAGCGCAATAGGACTTGAGCAGTGTCTCCTCAATGAAGTAGTCAATGTAGCCGGGCGTTATGCCGTGCTCCACACGCCCAAGAATCTTGTTGCGTGTGATAGTCTGGTCAATGATCTGACCGCTACCGAGTTCAGCCATAAGACCGCCAGTGCTGGGTTTAATCACCACAAAGTTGCCGTAGCTGTCACGAGTGTAGGAGTTCAGCACATCTTCAGCAGTGCGCAGGCTGTGCTTCATGCTAGCGCGCATAGATGCCACGACCTTCTTGAAAGCGTTCAGTACGGGGCGCAGGGGGATATCCACAATGCCAGCGGCTTTGAAAGCATTACGGGCATGGACTGCGGTTCCGATACCTGCCATCCAGAAGCGCTCATCGTTGGTGGCGTTGAACTCTGTGTACATGGCGGCTACTGCTTCGCGCACAGATGTGGGGAACTCGTCCACATGCTCAACCATGTACTCGACCAACTTGTAGCCAGCCACGCCATAGTTGTACTGCAAGGACTTGATGATCTCAATCTCATGGGGCTCCCATGCCAGCGCTTCTTCAAACGTAAACTCAAGCAAGCGGCGCAGTTCACCTTCCGAAGAGTGGTCACGACCGCCAGTCAGGTAGTCCACAACGTGGGTGTTGGAAGACATCAGGCAGGTAGTCATCCATGTGGACAAGTTCAAGCGCTCTTTGTTGGAGCCAGACTCCATACGCTCCTTGCCACGGCCTTCGGTCATATCAAGCAGGAACTCAGGCAACCACTCAGGAGCGGCTCGGTTCTTGGCGGTGATCTCATCGGTGATGAGTGGGTGGCTGTTGAGCAAACCCAAGCGCTGTTGCATGGCCACAGGAGATGTGCTCTTGCCTGTGCGGTAGTGGGTCGGGTGTCCCCATACAGATGCTGCAGCTTCCAGAGACAAGGTCTTACCTGTACCGGACTCAGTTGATGCACAGTGGTATGTCATGCCGTAGATGCCTGTAAAGCGCATGAATGGCGACCCAGCACCGGCAAGGATCACAGCAAGGTGTCCCCACATCTTCTTGGCAATCAGCATGTTAATGAAGTCACGCCATGCCTCAATGGTTCCCTTGGGTTCGGTGTTTACTGTGATGTTCTCAAGACCCGGCATCGGGACTTTGACTGGGGGTTTACCCTTACTGAAGATACGCCCTGCATAGACGTATGTGTTATCTGCCTGCCAGCCGTAGCTGTCAGGGACCTTTATAGCTGGTCTGCTTGTGCTAGCTTCTTCCACGCATGCCCTCACATATTCAAATAGGTTTTTATCGTTGCCGTGGCCAAAAGCGGCCACGATGTTTTGACTAGCCAGTGCTTTGACTGTCTCGTCTTTACTGACCACAGCCTTCTGAGCCATAGTCACGTTCACTGCACCTTCAGGCTTGAGCGCTATCATGTGCACTGTGTGATCCCCGTTGCTGTTGAGGATGTCAACAACGAACAGTTCGTAGGGCAACAACATGACCTGCTTCTTGGCCTTGTTGCCTTCTTCGTCTTCTACTGTGCGCTCCATGAACGTGCCGCCATTTGCGCCATAGGCATAGCCGCGTGGTGGTGTTGGGCGCATGACCTTGATGGTCTCTTTTAAGGAACTCGAGCTTTCAGCAGACAGCGCTACTTCAATCTCTTTCTCCTCAACCTCGACTGCCAACTCACGACCAAGGATCAGCGGGTTGGTGATCTTGCCCCAATGTGTGCATGACGGGCATACACCGGGGTTCTCGCTATCCATCTTGATGCAGGGGTACGGACCCTTGATGCTTTGCAGCTTCTGGTTCATACGCTCTGGCTCGTACGGGTGCATCTTGCTCAGCCACACAGCCGCGCGGTTGCCGTCCTCACAGACTTTAGTCCATGACAGAAGACCACGCCAGATCGGCTCCATGCCTTCTTCCTGAGCATGCTCAACGTAATGCGCAAGCTGGTTGCAACCCCGATCGTTTTGCGTGGCCAGCCAAATTGGTTTGAACTTGGTCACGCTGTTCTCAAACAGTTTGACACTGGTCGGGGAAGTGGAGGCAGCCGAAGGACGGGAGCCGGGCAAGTCAAGCCTTGGGGCTTGCGCCTCGTAGACCGAACCGACGAGCTTTTCCCTGATGATGGCCGCTATGTCGTCGAAGTTGAACACATCGCCTTCAGTCAGTATGCGCACGGGGCGCGGCGTACTTCTTCTTAAAGTTTGTCGTCTCAGGCACACGCAAGACACGGGCGGCATCAGCCGTCACAGTCATGTCGATGGCCAGTTCTTCCTGTTTGCACAGGCGTTTAAAGTTCTCGGCCACAGGCTTCCATGAGTCGATAGGCAAAGCCTCCTGCAGTGGCCAGTAGCAGTGCAAGCCGCCACCAGACGCCACCACGTAGGGCGTACCCAACGCATCTAGGCCAGTCTTCTCCAAGAACGCATTGAGCGCAAGTGCGGCATCTTTCTTTGTGGCATACCCATCCATGTCAATGAACAGGGACTTCACATACTTTGCGTTTGCGGCAGTGCGGTTGTCTTCCTCGCCAAAGGTGGCCAAGGCAAAGTAAACGTCACACTTATCTTCGTGCCAACGGTTAATTGGCGCGGATGTCTGATCGAGCGTGTCAACAAAGGCATGCTCTTTCTTCTTAGTAAGTTCTGCTACGCAATACCGACCAAATTCTGGCGGTGGCAGAACAACCGCTAAAAACTCAAGCGGAGTCATTGAATTCCTTGCGGGTTAGAAGAGTTCGAGCTGACGTGAGTCCGTGGCTACTGGGCGCTCCATGATGGGGTAACCAGCAATACGACTGAGCAATTCCAACTGCCAGTTCTTTGGTAAGCCTTCGGGCTTGTGCACCAAGTCTTCAGCGAAACGAATCAGTTCTTGCGTGGTGAGGGATCTAGGTTGTATTCCGTACATATTTTTCTCCATGCCTCGTCTGCTGTGCGAGAGGTCTGCATTATTTTGGTTAAGAATTCGACGCGGTTACGATAGGCCACAAACACTTCCGTGCCTGTAAACCAGTTGTATACAGTCTGTCGAGAGACGCCAAGCGCATAGGCAATCTTCGTGACTGGAAAGTCAAGATGGATCGCCCAACGCCCAAGCTGGTTGCCCAGAGACTTGGGGGTCTTCGCTACGTCGTCAATGATTTTTTGTGAGTAGGCCATAGTGGTTTTGTTAAGGCGCTAGGACACGCAGAACGGGAAACGCAGTCGTGTGCATGCAAGTATGTTTTTAACGAGGAAGGAACCCCCCCCGGCACACGCAATGCGACCGCCGACTGCGGCCTAGCGAAACCTTTAATTACTCGTCGTCCCAATCAGCAACGATGTCGGCCAGCTTACCCTTCTTGGCAGGTACTGACTCAACCTTGGCTGGCGCCTTGCGAACTTCTGGCTCTTCCTCGGCTTCCACTTCCACAGCCTTGGCTTTCTTGGGCTTGGCGGCTTTGACTTCGGCCACGGCTTCTGCTTCGTCCTCGTCCATCATCTCGCCCATAGGCTTGGTGGTGGGACGCTTGCCTTCAATGGCAAGCGGTGCAGGGGCGGCAACGCCATCAGCAGAGGCAGGGGTAACAGCCACGGCCTTCTCAGCGTCCTTGGACTTGGCCTGATCTTGCGCGGTATCGTACTCATCTTCAGTCAACCAACGCACAGGGGCAAAGAACAACTTGGGAGACTCAGCCTTGGTGTCGAACTTCATACGTGTCACGATGGAGTCCAAGTTCACTGGAGGCGTTTGAGCCGCCATGTAGCGGGCGTATGCCTGCAATGGACGCTTCTCGCCGTCTTCCTTGCCGAAGATAGAAGTCGCAGGCAAAGTCACTTGCAACACATCACCTTCGGGGTTGTTAGCCAACACCACAGCCAAGCGCTGTTGGTAGCGGCATGCACGGCTCTGACCTGTACCTGACCCAGCGATGTTCTGTGGGCATGTGGCACAGCTTGAGGACTGCTTGTTGCGAACGCCTGCATCGGGCTTCTCACCATCAGCAGAAGTGCAGTCAGGGGCGGCTGCAGCCGCATCCTTGTCGTAGCCACCAGCGTAGAAAATACGGCTGACCTTGGGGGCGGCTTTCACGATGATGACGTCCAAGAAGCGCTCGTCAATCGCGGCAATCTCCTTGCCGCTTGCAAGCAGGCGGAACACACCGCCCTTGATGGAGACGCGCTTCATGCCGCCACCGGCGTTCACGTTACCGGCCAGAGCCAAAGTGGTTGCGGATAACTCTGCATTCTTAGCGAATGAGGGTACGTTTGAGGGGCTGAACATAGTAATGTTACTCATTTTGTTTTCCAATTAAGTAGGTTTGCGTACAGAGATGTCATACTCAGATGCTGAGTTGAGTCCGGGCGGTACGACCCCGGGGTTTTCTTCCAAGAACTGAGCCATGTTGGATTGCGCAATGCGCTTCTCCAGAAGTTCAACGGCCTCGTGTGCCAGTACAAACTTCTTGAACTCATCCCAGTCTTGTGTGGTGTAGCGAGTCTTCACGGACATGACTGCCGTGCCCTCGGTAGTGCGTACAGATGTGACCCCCATGGCCTTCATCTGGTCTTTGATAGCGTTCTTGATCTCGTCTTGCTGTGCCTTGAGTGCTTCCGCTTGGGTGTCGTACTCTTGGGTCAACTCGGTCAAACGCGTGCGCAACTTGCGGTAGATTTTTACCAACTTGTCGAGCGGTACTGCTTCTTCTTCCATTTGCTTCTCCTGTTATTTTGTTGTCTAAGGTTGGACAGTTTACATGTAATTTCGATCGTTGCAACCCCCTTTCAAGATTTAATTTCAGTTTCAAACATGTCAGTCAAAAGTAAGTTATCGCTAACTTTCCCAGCCAACGCATTAAACATCTTCTTCTCAATCGGGCTACTCTGAATGTGAATCACAGTAACTTTGTCTGAGTCTTGTCCTTTGCGGTCAGCACGGGCACAGCACTGGATGTACTGCTCAACGCTCATGAGCGGGCCATAGAACACCACAGTATCAGCGGCAGTCAGCGTAATGCCGTGGGCAGAAGCGGCTGGTTGCATCACTAACACACGGGGGTTTGGCTCGGTCTGGAAGCGGTTGATAGTTATACCGCGCTTGCTTGGGGATATGTCTCCGTGAATGCACTCGTTGACAATACCCTTCTTGGTCAGGTAGTTGCTGATGGTGTCGATGGTGCTTCGGAACAGGGCGAAGACGATGACCTTGCGATCAGTCTCCTCCAAGATTTCCTCAAGCACCGACAGGCGGGGCGCTGAGTCGAACTCAACAACTTCCTTGTCGTCTGTGTAGGCCGCACCACAACTGATCTGCAGTAGCTTGGATACGCCTGCGGCGGCGTTGACAGCAGTGATCGTCTCACCTGCAGCTTGCACCAGCATGCGGTCTTTGAGCATTGTGTAGTACTTGGCTTGCTGTGGGGTCAGCGGCACTTCACGCGTCATTGTGATGACAGGCGGCAAGTCAAGGCATTGTGCTTTGGTAAAGCGTATCGCAGGTTGCAGGGCTTCGTGCACTTTCTCCTTGGCATCAAACTTAGGAGCCCACTTGAATGTGGTGATCTTGTTCATCACTTGATCGCGCCATGCTGTGTAGAACTTGGGCACACCTTCGGGGTTAACTAACTTGGCCAAGCCGTACGCATCCACAGGCGACTGCGATGCAGGCGTACCCGTCATCATCCACAGGTACGTGTTTGGCATAAGGATAGAGTTGAGCGACTTCCATCTGCGTGTGGTGGGTGTCTTGTACGCGTTGGCTTCGTCAACAATCACTAGGTCGAAGCGGCCATCGTTACGCACTTCATCTGCAATCAGGTTGAGCCCTTCGTAGTTGGTGATGACGATCTCGTAGTCACGCTGGATCATCTCAATGCGCCGACTAGCTTGCGGATGGTGCGCGATAACGGCAGAGCGGTGAATGACGCTGTTGTTGATGTCACCCATCCATGCGCTGTGCATGATCGACAGAGGGCACAGAATCAAAACCCTACGCACC